CGTATGTGTGGTCTACCGTTGCTTGGTCGTTTGCCATAATGTTGCCCTAATGTTGAAGATTTTGGCGAAATGTTGTCTTATTTTACCTAAAGTTAATACCTTTGGTTACTTTTTGTCTTATTTTCTTTCCAAAGGTCGTTGATAGAAACATCAGTCTTACCAACAAATACACCCCTAATTGGTTCTTCTTTGGTAACAATCTTGGCTTCATCCTTCCATACGATAGATAAGTACCGCCAGGCATCCGCACCGTGACTTGTCCAATCATGCCTTGGTTTATCCCTAAATACCTTCTTGTCCTCATCGTATTCCCGTTGGTACTGCCGCAGACATTCAATGCCATCCTCGCATTTATGGTCAAACCATGCTCTAGTTAAGGCTAAACGGCTTGCTTGAATACCATCTTGTAAACCTAGATTTGGCACTATGCGTAAGGTTTTAATAGGCAACTTATCGCCTAGCTGCTCAATTACTGAGCGATTAGAAGCTAAAGTTTTGGCTCTAGCGTCATGGGGTAGGTAGTGATAGCCATACTCATAACCCCGTTCCATTTCCCTTGATTCCACTATTCCGGCATAGAAAGCGACTGGTTGACCATTGGAATAATGGTAGTCCAATAGCCTAATTTCCCCATGTATAACCTGAAAGAACCATATAGCAGTATCGTCTGAGTACCCCAAATCCCATGCCGTATGCACTTTAAACATAGGGTCATGCTTAACTTCGGTGATTCTGCCTTGGTCTGTAAGCTGCCGCATCTCTTTGCCGTAATACGCTCCAAGTATGGAACTTTCAAAGTCGCACTCAAACTCAGCTAAGTACTGGTCTTGCGACATCATTTTGGCAGCATCCGCTAATTCTGCATCAGGCAGCAGGTTTGTTTGACTAGCTCTAAGAGTCTTGACATACCAATCAGAGTCTTTTGTAGCGTTGTTGTACACATCCCAAAACTGGTTGTGTCCCTTAGGTGTCCCAATAAAGGTGGCAAAACCGCCCCTATCTGCTAAGAGTGGCCTGACTACGCTCCCCCATATTGAGGGTTTCATATCAGCATATTCGTCAAGAACTACGCCATCTAGGTATAAACCACGCAAATTTTCACCCGTATCAGCGCCAAATAGCCTAATCCTAGCCCCATTGACTAGCTCTACCCATAGTTCCGATTGATTAGCTTTGGTAAGTACAGGCTGTGAGAACTTTAAAAGGTAGTCCCATGCAATAGTCTTAGCTTGTGAGTAATAAGGGGCAATATAGGCATATCTGCCATCTTCCTTGCCTTCTGTGATTGCTTTGTAGATTAGGTCGTTAATGCAAGCTACTGTCTTACCGCACCTACGATGGGCTACGATAACTGACCACCTTTGGGTTCTTTCATGGAATGGTAGGAATACATCCCTTGGTTGATAGTCTAGTTCTACTTCTACTATTTCTTCCAAGATACCACCATGCGTACAGGGGACTTCTCATCTCCAACGACTTCAGTCCTAGCTAACTTAGGAACTGCGTACTCAACCATGTTCTGAACTATGTCACAAGCCTTGCCAGGATTAGGAAGCACAATGTACTTTCCAGTCTCATCGTCTTTAAGACCTTCTGCGGTGTTATAGAGCCACGTTTGCAAATAAGGTAGGTTGGCATCAAGTAATGCTTTTACAGCCTCACGAGCCTCTTGAGTGACCTTATTAGGCACTCCTTTAGCCCTTCCACCTGTCTTTTCTCTAGTTTTTTCTACTTTAGAAGTCATATAATCTCAAGTAATTGATTTATAAGGCTTTTAGTTTACACCAATTATTAAGCAATGTCAGGGTCGTGAATTTTGTTCATAGCTGTCAATAATGCAGCCTTACGCTTCATGCGTTCATTGGTCTTTCTATTAAGGATATCACCCTTACCACCTACTGCTAATTCTTGTGGTTTAGGTTTCATACGCTCTTTTTGCTGTTTCTCAAGCGTAGACTCATGTTCAGGTCTAAGCATGGCATCTTCTTTCTTGTAGCTTCGGCTCATATGTTTCATTACATATCCTTCATCTTGGATGCAATCATCTCTTTACGGGTAGGTTTCGCAGTCTTGGCTGACTCCTTAAAGTCTTTAGCCGTAGGTGCGCCCTTAGTGCCAGGTTTGTTCATCTTTTCACCCGAACCAGCGGCTATCCTAGCCCGTTTTCTGTGAATATTAGCGTATAGTCCGTCTTTCATTAGCATTTCCACCTTGCTCTTGCTGCTTTGCCCCGTTCCCCAGTCCAACCTGCTGACCTTGCACAAAAGCTATCGTGTCTTGGCCCACTAGACTGTGGTGCTTGTAAATTTGCGTTGTTCTTGCGGTTATAAGCCGCCCTACCTTTTGCAGTCATCCCTGCACCCTGCTCAGTTGGCAGGTAATTCTTATCCTTACCCGTTGTTGTCTTGGGTATGGGTTTATCGTGCTTTTCTACTGCGGCACGAATTTGGTCTTTACGACTCACTTCGCTCACCTAAAAAGCGCCCGTAGGCTTCTTCTAACTTAGCCTTGCGTTTACCTTTGGCATTGTCCCGTTCTACATTGAGAGCGATTGCGACTGCCTGTTTTTTAGGCTTTCCGGCCTTCATTTCAGCTTTGATGTTTTTACCTACTGATTGGACTGAGCCAGACTTATCTAAAGGCATGATTATCTCCAAGTTTCTGATAGTATAAGTCTAATTCTAAAGGAAATTATGGACTTTAACGAGATTTTTAAAGAGCTTTTTAGTTTAACCAAAGACGGCTCTATTCCTAATACTTCCCCATTAGCTGAAAAATTACGCAATCTTCCAGCGTTTGCCATTAACACTAAGTTGTTTGGACACGAATTAGCTGAAAAATACTACGGTTGTAAGCGCCTACCTGAGAAGTTTGATGAATTTAAACAAGGGTGGAAAGCCAGTATTTACGATGATTTTCTTCAAAAATGGTTTATTGACACCTGTGAAGAACTAAAAATTGCCCCTGTATTGCATCGCAAGGTTTGGGAAGAAGTCTATGTAGTTAATACATTACGGTCTAAGCTCAAGCCAGGTATGAAGGGTATTGTCTTTGGAGTGGGTGAGGAGCGCCTGCCTTCCTTGTTTGCATCTTATGGTTGTGAAATCCTAGCTACAGACCTAAACCCTAGTGAAGAAGCATCTCAGGGATGGGCTAATACGGCTCAACTTGGGTCTTTAGATAAAATCTATAAGCCTGACTTGGTTGATAGGGAATCTTTTGACCGTCTTATATCGTTTGAATACGCTGATATGAACAATATTGGCGAACATTTGCATGGTCAGTTTGATTTTTGTTGGACACTATGTGCGTTTGAACACTTAGGGTCTATAGAAAAAGGTCTGCAATTCATTGAAAATACAGGGAAATTGCTTAAATCAGGTGGTATTTCTGCACATACTACTGAGTTTAATTACAGCCGTGCCGATACGATTGATAACTGGGGTACGGTTCTGTTCCGTAAACAAGACTTTGAGGCTTTGGCTATTCGCCTTTCAGCGTACACCTTACCGCTAATAGACTTTAATGTAGGGGAAAACCCTGTAGATTCGTTTATTGATATGCCACCCTATGCTTGGCATGAAGGCCACAATGAAAAGTTAAATCATTGTCATTTAAAACTAATGGTAGACGGGTTTCCATCTACCTGCTTTGGGGTGTCATTTCAAAAAGCGTAGTTTGTAGGTTGTTGAATCTATCTGGTCGGCAATAGCATCAACCAAATTGCAGAGTTGTTCGTCTTTTGGCAGGTCGTTACGAGCTTCTTTTACAAACTTTTGTAGGCTTTGCAGGTACTTAATTGGGTCTTTAGGCTGGTGGTATACGCTTGGAAAGGTCGTAATCTTGTCGTAAGCACCCATATATGCCTCAACATAGGCATCTGTAAGTTCTACGATATTGTCGTAATACTCGCCCAGAGCAATGTGTTTAGCGTAAGAATCGGTAGACCAATGAAAGAAATGGGTATTTGTTGCTGAGTGCAACAGGGTGGCAGCGAATAATGCGACATTATCATTCATGGTTTTTCCTTTGAAAAAGCCCCTTTTTAGGGGGGCTAAAAGCCTCACGCTTTCACTTATTATCTTCCAATACTTCAATCATTACAAGACATCCACCGCCTTTTTTGATTTCT